CGCAGCCAGCTGGCTCGCGACATGGCTCGCAAGATGGACCAGAAGCTGATCTCCCAAGTGTGGGGTCTGGTTTCTTCTCCCGACGGCCCGCTGTATGACACTCACGTCTGCGACGTGTCCGTCAACACCGGCACCCCCAGCATCGCCAACACCCTGTCACCTTCCTCTGTGACTGGAGCGAAGTACAAGTTGGGCGAGCGCGCTGGCGACATCAACGCCATCGCTGTGCACCCTGACGTTGCAGCCTGGCTTGAGACCGCCGGCATGCTGACCTACACCAACGTCACCAACACCGCGAATGCTGCTTCCAGCATCTGGGGTTCCGGTGGCATTGGCCTGTCCAGCACCGAGGTTCGCCTGTTTGCTGGCCTGCGGGTCGTGGTTGACGAGCAACTGCCCGTCATCTGCAACCCCGGTGGTCCTGCCCAGTACCACTGCTACATGTTCGGTGACGGCGTGGTCCGCACCGGTCAGCAGTTCCCCCTGTTGCTGGAAACCGAGCGCAACATTGCCTCGCTTCAGAACGCCATGGCTGTTACCTACAGCAACTGCATGCACGTTCTCGGCACCTCCTGGCAGTCCGTCCACGACGGTCCTACCAACGAGCAGCTGCGCGACGGTTCCAACTGGAGCTTGGCCTACTGCGATCCCCGCCTCATCCCCCTCATCGACCTCGTGGTCAACGTGGAGATGGAGTGCCTGCCCACCACCGCTACCTGCGGCTGATCCAATTCGGCATAAACTTTCGGGGGCCAAATCGGCCCCCTTTTTTATTGCTAATTAGACTGTGGCAGCCACCCCCCAAGACGTGATCGGACTGGCACGTTTGCACTGTTATCGGGCTGGTATCTTCCAGCTCATCGAAGTGCCCACAGCCGACGCCCGATCAACCAGTCGCCGCCTCCTAGCCGAGGGTTACGTCGTTTCGCACATTGAGTACGTCTAATGGCAACAATCGACGCCACCCTCGCCGGAGCCTCCAGCAATAGTTACGTCACGCTGGCCGAAGCAAGTGCGATTGCGCGGAATCTTCCTTTTGCCGACGACTGGGCCGCAGCAGCAAACGACGATCTCGAAGTTGCCCTTATCGTCGCCACGCGCTGGCTCGAAACACTTAATTACGACGGCGAACGTTGCACGACAACTCAGCGCCTGAAATGGCCGCGCAAAAACGCTGTCTGCGACGACCAAGTATCAGTCTGCACCGCAATCCCATACACAATTCAGGAAGCGGAAGTAATCCTCGCCTGGCAATACGTCCTAGCCCCTACTTCATTTCCGGGTTTCGGTGGAGCTGGTGGCGACGCCGCACCGGCTGGAACGTACATCAAGCGTCAAAAAATTGACGTCCTCGAAATTGAGTACGACCAGTTCAACGAGAACCAGTACAACGACAACTGCAGTGACTGCACGCTCCCTGCGATTCTCCAAGAATTCCCCTGGCTATCGGACCTACTTGGTTGCTGGCTAGGCCAGAACACATCCAGCGGCAACCGCCTCATCCGTCTCTATAGAAACTGATGTCTAAGGTTGACGACGTATTTGATTTTGCCGACGAGCTAATTGACGAGTGGGGTCACTACGTCACATTCGTCCGCAAGGAAAACGCTGTCTACGACCCAGAGACTGGAACGACTAGCGAATCGGAGACGCGCCAGCAGGTCAAGGTCGTAATCAGCAAGCTGGACATATCCGAGTATGGCGGTCTGTACCAGCAGAACGACGTCAAGATCATTCTCGACCCAGTCCAAGTCAACTACATCTACATCACAACCCAGGATTATTTCTTGGTGCCACGCGAGAACGCACCAGACGAGTACATGAAGATTATCGAGCCCGTTACCTATCGTGGGGACAGACCCGTCGCCTACGTCATCATCGCGAGGCCCCAGTAATGCCTGCCAGGACAACAAAAGTAAAAATCCCAGGCTTCACTGCATACATCGGGAAAGTAACGAAGGAGCTAAGCGAGAACACCACCCGCGACATTGTTATCGACCTAAAGATCAAAGGCCCCTACTGGTCCGGCGAGTTCGAAGCCAACTGGGTCGTCAAGCGCGGCAACGCAGGTGTCGCCGCCTCGAAAGAGTCTCAGTTTGGAGCCTTCCCCGAGCGAAAGCAGCGCACAATCACTGACATCACAATTCCGCCTGCCACCGGCAAGGGGAACATCACGTACAGCATCGGCAACCAGATGAAGTACCGAGACATTGCTTTAGACCTTATTCCCGGCCGCCTTGGCAAATCCGGCAACATCTCTTACGCCGACCAACCTGCCCAGGACTGGTACGAAACTTATCTCAACGCAGAACTAGAAGGCCGAATCAACAAAACCACCAACAAAGTCGCCAACCTCCCGGGCATCAAAAACTTCAAAGGAGGTAAGCCATGAACCTTCAAGACATTCGCAAATACTACGAATACCCCGTAATCGACTGCTGCAACCTGGCACGTATCGAGTATCGCGCGGAGAACACGCTCGAACCAGGCGGCGACGCCTTTCACCGCTACGCAACCGCCCGCCTGCAATTCGGAGAATTAGCCGAACCAACAATTGCCTGTGGTTCGTACAGCAACAAACGTGCGGTCTTTATTGTCGAACACTATGGACCGAAGGGTATCGGACCAGCTGAAGCCCAGGACTTCATGGAATGCGTGATTTGTAAGTTTCACGAGCTGGAAGGCGTCGTGAGTGTGAATGGTCCGAACTTCACATCGCTGGATGATCGCCCGTATTTCTTTGCTCGCGTGAGCTTTGGGCTTCAAATACCGCAAGAACTAGACTGACGCCACAGGCTGTGCCTGAGGGCCGCCCCCGCCCGATACGCCCCCGATATGTAAATCTTTATCAGGAGCCACAATGGCATCTTGCGACACTACTGTCCTTACAGGGCAAGAAGGCTTGATCCAGTTCAAGCCATTAGGGAGCACCAACTGCGTAGATGACTTTTGCCCTTTTGTAGGCACCCGCATCTACCTTCCTTGCTCCGCCGAGTACGCAATCGACGACTGTATTGAAATCGAGCGCGTAAGAATCCCTGCCGGAGAGGGAATCTCTGACGACGGTGGTAACACCGTTGTTGAAGATGGCGACACCTTCTTCGTCGTCGACACCGGTGTAGGCCGTGACGGCGATGTCGATGCTTGCGGCAACGACATGCAGGGTGTGCCTTACATCGAGGTCTCCCTAGTTCAAGGCGGTGCTCCGATTATCTGGAACACCGACCAGGCTGGCGAGGAGGTAACTACCGGCTCGCTGACCGGTCAAATGACCGTCACCACTGCCGGCTCCGGCTACAACGGCGGTGCGGCTGGCACGCTGACCAACGTTGAGATTCTCTCAACAATGGGCGGTCGTGGCGCTGTTGCAACCGTTGAGATCAACGGCACCGGCGAAGTCACCTCGGTTCTCATCACTAACGGCGGTTCAGGCTATAGCGCCGGCGACATGCTGATGCTTGAGGCTGAGAACGGTGCCGGCACGGACGCCGTCATCCAAGTCCCCGGCACCGGTGTTGTGGACGTTCGCGGCAACAGCAACGACGGTTCCTACATCTTGCGCCTTTGCGAATTCCAAACCGTCTGCGGTGTCCGGTCATTTTCGATTGACCTCAGCCGTGACGAGCTGGACGTGACCACCCTGCCCTGCTCGGTCTCCCAGACCTGCGGCGCAGAGCTGGCATCTTTCCGTAAAACCCAAGCCGGCTTCGCCACCGCAACCGGCACCCTTGAGGTCTACTTCAGCTGCGACCAAACCAGCACCGCCAACAAGCTGCTGACTGGTTCGTTGCAACGCACCCAAGGCAGCGCAAGCGTGCGCCTGTACGTCTGCACCAAGACCAACGCTGACGGTTCCATCAACGAAACCGACTCGTTGTTCATCGAAGCCGACATCCAACTGCTGGGTCTCAGCTTCTCCGTGAACCCCGACGACCCGACCACTGCCACCATCAACTTCGGCATCACCGAAGTGCGCAGTGCATTCGGCCTGCAAGGCACCTAAGCTGTAGCTGGCACGTTGAGCAGTCAAGCCGCCCTGTGGGAGGGGCGGCTTTTTTATTGCACTACGCTAGACTTCTTCTGTTACACAAAAATGTATGGCCGGACGTTTCATTGACAAGCTCGTCAAAGCAGCCCGCCTCGACCCCGTAAAGAAAGAAGTAAAACTAAGCGACGGTACCGAAGTTGTGATGTGGGTCGCCCCACTGACCGCGGCCGAGCGTGACCGCGCGAAGAAAGACGCCCGGAGCGACGACCCCAACGCTTTTGCACTCCAGCTGCTCCTCAACAAAGCCAAGGACAGCAACGGCGTCAAGCTCTTTACCCCGGGCGACGCTGCCACAC